CTCCTGTACCGAGGGAGGCGGGCCAGTAAGAAGTGTGATAATTGTATCTCCGCAATAGATCGCGGAAACTCACAATTCTTTCTCCTTGATATACCAAATATTGGTAATCACTTACATTTGAATCAGATCCAAATGTTTTAATTTCATTGGAACACATTGGAGCATTAGAACTATCAGTACTAGTGGCAAGCACCTCAGATGAATCTGATTGAGGAACATATGGTGCAATGTCACTCTGTGGTCTAAAATAAGACACTTTGCTAAGACCTGATGCGGTCGGTACGGCAAAGGCAATATCATGCCCTCCACTCACCCAAACTTGGATTTTAACCGCCGCATCAGTAATACTAGGCGTAGCAAGTTCATTTACCACGTATATGCTGAGACTTCCGTTATCGTAAGGTAACCCAGCAGCTACATTAGTTGCGGTACTAAAAGTAGTGAATGCGACGGCATTTGTTCCAAGACAGTGATTCCAAGCCTTCACGTCTGCCCATTTAACCTCATACTCAAAATCTCTATCTTCAGCAATGTCTATGATAGTGGAATATACTTGGTTATAGGCAACAGGTCCAGAGTTGTTTGAACGAGGATTATAAACTAATCTCAATCGTCCCCTATGATACTCTGAACATACTACGACAAATCTAAATTTAATAGAACCCTGCCACGCTTCAAAAGGGTTGGAAGCAAAGGCAAGGGCAGTAGAATGCACTTCAGTTACGGGAGCAGCTACAAGTTTTCTAATTAAGGAGGGAGTGACTGACATTGAAGCTAATAACGTATCAGCAGTATCAGACTCACTCCAATCGAATTGTCGCCAGTATGAAGGTCGTTGAGCAATTGCTGAAATAGCAAGTTCATCTTCTCCACCCAAACCCATAACTCGCGTGTCAATAGTAAGCTCATTTTTTGAATCGGCCGATAGCTTAACTAAACACTCGGGGGTATCGGTGTTGCAAAGATTGCCCATATACCTAGGCACATACGGTCTAGTATCCTCAAGCACCTGAGGGCGCGAGTAACCGAAAATTTTGGCCATTTCACCAATGCGGGTGGCTACCATAGAAGTAGCTTTAGCATAGGGTGCAATGATTGGAATCATAGAAAGGACATTGGCTGCTTTAGCAACCGCTGATGCGGGTTTGCTTATAAGACCATCTTTCATAAATTCATCGTGTGCTGTGGTATTATTAACCTTCTTTGAAGGGCCTTTCCGTTGACTTCCTGCAGATTGTTCTACATAAGTCGGAAATCCAAACTCATCTAACTGTCGATTTCCAGTTCCAGATTGGACCTGGGCAGTAGTGGGAACGGATAGGGTGAGATTCTCAGCCCAGACAAAAACTGTTACAGTAATAGGATCAGAACCTCCATTAGCATGTCTTAAGACGTCAAAATCATGGATGGTAACTCTTCCCATACCGGCAGCCCATTCTGGCTGAGTAATATCAAGGAAATTTTCTGGCCATAAAAATGGCAACAACATTTCTCCACCTTGCGACGTTGTTGGATCAAGTAAGAAATGGGGCTTTTGTGAAGCCGCCACCAGATCTTGTTCGAAAAACGCACGGTTGATGGTTATATCATCTGATACAATGTACGGGTTATATGAAACTAGGGCTCTTCCATAATAAAACGAATTGCCATTGAGTAGTATTTTCATTCTAAGATTGCATCTTAAATTACGATATCTATTAATTTTCTGTTTCACGTCCGCGTTACTGAAAAAAGCAGTCCACGGATCAAATACCTCAAACAATCTAGTACTTTGCGGAGTCCATTGGAACTGCCGAATGTTGATTGGCCGACTGAGGAAGGAGCCGAGTTCGGCGTCACTAAATTCTGAAAGTCGTGTGGTTGCATCTGATGATGTTGAAATGTCGTAAGACCAGGGTGTGTCTCCATCGACAAAATGCACAGTTTGTGCAGATACCTGTTGAGGTGCCTTTGAGACACTGTAAGCACCAGCAGGAGGACTATTTGAGTCAGTCCCAGGACTATTTGAATAATTATTATTATTTGAAGTAGGTAAATTTAATTTTAACAACACTTTAGCGCAGTACCCGCTGCTACTATGTGCGACAATGTTTCCCTGGCTGACGAAACCTCCAGTAAATACCGGTATCCTAAGGGTAGGATGTCTATATGTACAAAGCTCCCATATATTATACAAACATGTAAATTACAATGATATGTAGTATCCATATATACACAACTATTTTAAACTTATACTACGAATAGTTCCGAAGTGGGTAGATTTTACGCCTCTCCAAGGCGGTTGAGATTTAGGCCGAAAAATCCCAATTGTCACCTACCATAGTGACGAAATCTTCTTCCTGAACTGTGTCAATGATTTGATCAGGTTCACGTCCCAGATAGCGTATCTCGAAGTGTTTAAGCCTGTCTTCATATGACTCAGCTAGCATTTTACAGGATGCAGTCAATCCGCATTCAAATGCTACAGTTTTCATTTCTGTTCTACGTTTCTCGTAGACTTCCTTACCGTATTGCCACCATTCACGTAAGGCTCCATCGATGTTCCCCGCAGACTGGTCTTCCAGGGAGACAACTTTGGATTCAAGAACCGTATGGAGACTCTTGAAGATAGACTCTTCATCCAAAGCTCCATGGATCAACCCAGTGTCCTCATTATATACATTTTTTCGCTTCAAAAAATCAGCGTCATCATCAGTCATATAGGGAGTTGGTTCAGATTCTTTATCTGGCATGGTGAAAACCATATCACGTTCTCTAAGGAAGGCCGCATACGAAATGTGATTAAACCAATCGTAACCTTCTTTAACAGAACCCTTCACATCATCACCATAGGTCATAGCAGCGACAACCTCGCGAAAAGGTTTCGGCTTACCTAGATGAGATGGCCAGAGGTGGAAATATGCACATCTTAATTGCAAGGAGTTAACAATACAGTTAATGTATACTGTAAGATTTTGTCCAGAAGGATTAGATCCTTTGTGGATAATAATATCTCCATTGTAAGCCACACATGAATACGCGATTTCAGTAGCAATACCGCGCATGATTGTAATATCATTGGTGGTGTAGTTACCGCACTTTTCTGCGATTTCTATAAGAACGGCAAAAGCGGCATTAATAAGTTGTGCTGGCATACGGAGATCATATTTACTATAGTCCCCAGCCAAAATACGATTTAAACCGTGTTTTCGCATGTGCTTGGCCAATTGATCCCATTCAGGACCTTGAGCATTCACACCCACTGCACACTCAGACACAAGTGGGAATAATGAAAGTACACGAGCGATAGGTAAAAAGTATTTACGGACCATCAGTTGAGTGGCCCAATCGGCGGCCTGAAAAACCCGTACCTTATCCTTAGTTTGTAAAGTGGGTTCATCCTTGACACAGGCTTTGAAAATTGAATAACATCTCTTGCCCGAAAGCAATACTTGTTCCATTTTCTTCATCTCTGTAACTATCATAGGATGGGCTTTTGCCGGACAATTGAAACCCGGAAAGTCCACCGGGTCCAATAATTCAATCATGTCCCTCTTGGGTCCAGATAATGGAAAACCTTTAGATGTCCCTTTTGGCATAGCATCTATAAAACGCTTACCATCTTTGCCACACAATGTTTCCATTTCTGTCAGAGGGTGTAGTTCTGAATGAACCCATGATTTAAATTCGGGTTCCTGAAACTTCTCAAGGAGACCATCAACGTAATCTCTGTAGGCGGCCTCAACGAGGCTACCTTCAATGCCAGGGCTAGGATTGGCTGAATAAGCTAATGAAGCTTGCCACATCCTGGTCTTGTGAAATTTAGGAGGACCAAATTTATTTTCCACCCCACAGACTTTTGCTACAACGTCTGAAATGGGTGTTTTCCTCACTTTACTCTTGGTATGGGAAACCCTCTTACCATCTTGGCCTACATACTCGACATTACTGCCAATAGGCAAGAAGTTTATAGGAGATTTCTCATGTATTTCCTGAGTAACTAATACTTGGTTTTCGTAACGAGTGAGAGGAAAATCACCGTTAACTGTAGAGGGAAAAGCACCTTGCCATTTGGTGAATGCTTCATCCCATGCATTTTGGATATCCTGTTGGGTGACAATCAAAGCCTTACCCTTAGGTGTATTAGGAATTCCACGCAGGTGTACCCCTGCAATGCATTTGCGTGCGAAATTCGCAACTACGACGCCCATACACAAACCCGTAAATGTGTCATAGGGTAATGTGTAGTCGTAGCCTGCTCCTCCAGATTTTGAATCCTTAGTATATGCAATATTTATAGGGTCAGATCTGACGGAACCGTCTTCATTCTTATATATGAAGTGAGCGGATCCAGAAGCAGTAATTTTGTCGGGGAATAGGTGTCGGATATCTGCAAAAACTCCTCCTGAGGCAATATTGACTAAGCACAAGTCTTTTCCAACAATAGGAACCATATAGTTGGCGCTTACCATAGCCTTAAAAGAAGAATTTAATTGAGATGTATCCTTTCGTGTAAACAGTGCTCTCATATCTTTACGATTTTTGAACACATGTAATGGCATCAAGAAGGTATTACCTCCGAGTGCCAAAACATCGCACTTTTGTTGAAACCCATTTTCGACAAATACACCATGACATAAGTTGGACTCAACCTTTTTCAGCACTTGATCAAGAGTCATTGTCGCAGACTTATCAGTCACGTGTAACTCTGCCGCAACCGCGACAGCCCAGGGATTAACTTCCTTATCTCTGGTTTCTATTTCCTCAACGCTCTCAGGGACAAGAGCGGACTGCTGTAGGGTGAGGGCAGTACGGAAAATATCAGTAAATCTATATATGATACCGGCAACAGCGCACATGCCGATAAAGACTTTCGTCTTATGTTCCCTGATAGACCTAAAAATGTGTATTGTAGCATCCCTCCGAGCTAACAAATCATTCATTCGGTCATTCCTCCACTTTGCGAGTAATCCTATATATAACCATCCATGGAGCCCTGTAATACAACTAATGGCTCTTAATAGATCAGTTCCAGACAGTGTAAAAAGGACTACTGCAAAAGATGCAAGCATCGTAATACAAAGCCACTTTCGGACTCTTTGATGATATCGTGCAAATTGACGAACATTACAAAGCAGATAAATCTTAACAACCACTTTGTTAGTGAAAAACCATGTGGGTACTCGCCCCAGCCAATTGGCTCGACGAGCTCCCATGTTCTCAAATTGTGTTCGAATAAAGTCGAAAGTTTCCTGGAGAGAAGCTTGTTGTTCGTCTTCTCCCTCATATACTGTTTCCCCAGTAAAGAAAATTAATTCGCCTCCGTGAGACTCCATCTCCTGTTCGGTGATACGTATACGAACTTTGGCTGCGTCGCGCTCGGTCTTCTCTGCTTCAATGGCGGCCTTATCTGCCACGGCATCAATTAATATACCTCGTATGTGTGCTTCGAAACTTGCAAGTTCTGCTTCCTTTTCGCATTCACAGAGATCATGTGCCAGGAGACACGTTTTACAATACTTGCGAGAGCTCACCAAAGCCTGATCTTTCTTGATTAATCCACGTTGAATTTCGAAGTGTTTCTTACAACCTTTGGTCAGAATCCTCAAAGTCTCGTTGATATTTCTAGGCCGTCTTTTATCTTTGTCGACCCCATCAATATGGCGTAAATGGCGAGCGTCACCCCCCGCACTTTTCTCCAGAGCATAAAAGATATCGATATTCCAGCAATCATTAACTAAAGATTCACCCGGAAAAGCTTCGAGTACCAATGTGCTGTTGAGACGTCCATCTGCAGTTTTAAAGGCTGGCTTTACAGCGACCTCGAGATGTACATCAGCGCGGCGAACAATGGAAAAGGGGCAAATAGAGCCCACATTTGCATGCTTCACAAGGGGAGCATTGGAGGTGATTACAAACATGCGCGGCCTAATCTCGATCTTCCCTTTTTCGTGGAGATCAGCCTTATTTGCATATGTAATCATATTGTTGTTGATGTCAATAATACGTTCGCAGGGGGACTTTTCCAGAAACTCTGGTTTAGTGTTACCCACATCATCAAAAAAGATACCTGTAGTATGTCCCTTCAAGGAGGAATCATACTTATCAGATTCTTTTATAATGGCTGTATTTTTGGTATCCGGATCAACACCGGCGGCTGATAAACAATCAGCCATAAAGATTCGAGCTAGGGTAGATTTTCCTACGCCCGAATCGCCCCAAATATACAAAGTATATGGGGAAAAACGCATAGATCCATCTATACGTTTAGCCTGATAAGCAGCACGGTTCTTCCGCAGAACTTCAATGCGCTTCTCAAGGTATCCTTGTTGCCAAGTTCCTTTAGCGGATTTATAGAGTCTCTCTGACATATCTAGAGCTTCGTCTAATAATTGAGTATATTCTATATCGCTAATAACTCTCAGCTCTCCCTTAATTTTTATCGGTTTCGCATGTAAATTGAAAATCATAGCATGTTCGTGTATCTCCAACAATGGGAAATATATTTCATCGAACGCCTTGCTTTCATCATTAGTGAAGAATAAGGGACTAAAGGATTTTTTCATAAAGCATTGATATCCACCTTCTATAAAATAAACGACGGTATCCAAAACAGCACCAACCAAATCAATTGCTGTATTATGCTTGGCAATTGTACCCACCCGGAAAAGATCTACACCGCCAACAGACCATTTAAGATTTGTAGCGGAACACAATCCAATAGACGCAGCTACTGTGATTAAAGCCGATATCTTTCCGAATATAGGAGCGTTACGCAAAGCTTCCCAATTTTCCCGTAATGAAGGGATCTTGCTAAGCCAGCCTGTGGCGCTCTCGGGATCTTTCCCATCCAATTCGGCTGCCTGTGGTTGGAATATATAGTAACCAAATACTTCCTTACACCATTTAACAGTGTCTTCGTGGTAGAATATCTTTTCACTAAGACTTCCTGTGGTTAGAGCTCGCAATGATAATACAATTTGAGCCGCTATTTGAGAAGGAGTGGTTAGAGCAGGCAGTGTGATAGCCAACGCACCAATAACTTCCAAAACTTCCATAAGTTTTGAGATGTGCGATTCAGCCTTCATTGTGACAAGTTTTTCCTTAGCCAAGTCAATAATACTAGCAGGATATAATTGTTCAACTAAAGACTGGTGGACAAATTCAACATCCGACAAACTAGAGGGCAGTGGTGGTGCACTCTTGGGGACATTGTTTTGATTTCCTTGTTTCCTCATATCCTTAAGTTTTTCCTGTCTACAAGCTCGCTTGTTTTTAGCAAATTTCTTGCAGCGAGATTGTTTCAAGTTAACAACTTCAGATTGGGGAATAGAAATACTATCACTAGGGGTAATAGAAGAGTAATGATTCTCCGAAGAGCAAACGCAAACCTCTTTATTATTGTTTACGATACTATTATTGTTAGTAGAAGAGTAATTTTTCTCCGTGGAGCAAATGCAAACCTCTCTACAGGTATCTGCATTTCTATTATTACACGCGACGACGGTTCCTTGGCTCGACATTTTCATTAAAATAAAGAAAACGACAAGCACAGAGAAACCAACTCGCGAGAGGCCCGCAAAATTGGTTGTCCAATTGTGCTTCGACACAAAAGCTTTGCTTCATCAATCAATTAAGAGGATGAACTTACTTACGTACTTTAAACATGTATTATTCGCCGCAGGCTGAGGCGCTACACTAGGTACACCGGTTGGTAAAATCCACATAAGATAGCTGTACTATAAGAATTCTCAAATAGACAGAGGGTCATTACTCCTCACTATATAATGCAGACAATACGCCGACTAATGAGTCTTGTCTAGGGTTTGGTCCCCATATCAAAAAGATAGGTAACCTAAAGGACATCACAGGATCATAGCGTGATGACAAACTAGGTTTATTCAATTCTCAGCCGAACAAACGTTGGGGCTCTCCACTCCGTAGAGTGGGAATACGATATTAATACAGGTACTACCTCATTTAATAAAGGTTCGTTAATCACGAACTTTACATCTCACAGACTTTTACGCTTCTGTGTGTATGAGTTAAGAGCGTTTTGTTCGCCATAAAGGCGTGAACAAATTCCGGGGTTAACCGGAATCACATTCCGGGGTTCACCGGAATCAAAATGTTAAAGAACAACTACAAGTAGACTAATGCCATATAATCTAATTGCAATCCATTTTGGTTCAATTACTAGCTTGGCGTAAAAATATTCGGCAGCACATAAAATTCATAATGAATAATATAACGAATATAGTTGGCCACAAAAGGCCTGAACAAATTCCGGGGTTCACCGGAATCGAAATGTTAAAGAACAACTACAACTAAGACTAATGCCATATAATCCAATTGTAATCCAAATCGGTTCATTTTCTAGCTTGGCGCTCGTGAGAGCAATATACTCGCCAGCTAATCAAAATTCAAAGAATAATGAAACGAGTACAGATATAGACTTGGGTTCGATCATTGACCAAATCAGTAATATTAATACATTAAACAAGTTTAAATAGAAAAATACTTTTATTAACAATTCATAAACTCAAATACAAACAAATAACTATAGGGGCAAACCCCTTATAGACATGGTTGTTTATAAAAAGTTTGAATACCTAATAAAAGTCATTCATAA